TGAGCGTGTCGCCTGATTGGGACGCGATCGATGACGCCATCACCAACAATCAGTGTGAGGTCATTAACAAGGACATTGTTGATGTCACCTGGATGAATAAGCTTATGGTTGGTGAGGGATTAGAGCTACCTAAAAATAGAACGGCGTCGATTATTTTGTCAGAGATGGGGTACTCACCTATCCCAGGGCGCAAGGTAAAAATCTACGGAGTTGGGCAACATTATGTGTGGATTAGGGGATCGGTCGACGATGATCGAATTTTAGAGGTAAAAAATATTGTTAGAAATTTTCACAACAGCAAAAATGACAATTTTTTAGAAAAGGTAGAATTTTGATGAAAAAGGGATCGGTTACTGGTATCTTTTTGGCAACCGATATCCTAACCGATACCCTAATTAACTCTTTGATTTACTTATATATTTTTTATTTAAGATATCGGATATCAGTAAAAGAGTAAAAAGTATTCATATGAGATTGAAGTGTATATAAATATTAAAATATATACACATAAAACACACACACTTTGTATAAAATAATAGTATAAGGGAAACCGATAACCGAGATCCTATTTGCAATTTTGGTTTGAAATTGGGTACGTTTGGTTTTTTTAAATACGTTGCTATTTTTAAATACAAATACATTGCGATTTTTAAATACTTGCAATTAATTTTAAATTAGTTATAGTTTCACACATGGGAATCTCATCAATATTTAAAATGCTTATGGGTCAGGCACCGAAGTCAGAGGGTGCCTTGACTAAGGTCGCCAAGGCTAAACCTAAGGGTGAGGTTAGGGTGTTGGTAGATGAGACGCCGATTATTGATCAGCAGCGACACGATATTGGGATGCGCTTGCTTAACCTTGCGCAAGAGAATCCACACTTGATGAAGTATGGCCCTGATCCGATTACGTTGCAGAGCATGGGGATAGAGACTGGATTGTTTGGTGGCCCTGCTGGTGCTAGCGTTGAGTTCGGTACGCCCATTCGGTACGGTGATTCTTTTCGTAAGTGGGCAAATGGTAAGCAGGGTGTAGTGTTTGATACGTTGAGTGTTGAGAAGGGCGTCCCAGGTTCCAAGTTGTATCAGGCGTTGTGGGATGAGGTAGATCGAGGTGGTAGAGTCAACTACTCTGATAGTCTATCGCCCGTGAACGAGAATCGACGTACGGACAATATGCTGTCCCGTGGTATCAGGGACTACATGGAGAACAAGCCAGTGCTTGGATCTGTGTGGTTGGCGCATGACCAGGCTAAGCTTCTGGGGATCACGCCAGAGGTGTTTTCAAAGTTACACCCACACGAGAAGCTAGGGGCTTTGGCGCAACTTAGTCGTGAGCGTATGATGAACGATCGATACGCGGCACCGTACTATCAGAAGTTTATTGAAGATCCTACCTACGAGAACGCCTTGACACAATCTGGTGCGTTGCACAATAGGTTGAAGCGTGAGGGACCAGCGGTCGCTGAGTATAACGCGGCCAGAGCGTTTGGTCCGTCTACGATGATGCGTGGCTCGTTGATCGATGAGTTCTTGAACAGGGGAACGATGACGGCACCCGACCAGCCTGTTTTTTATAGGCGTGGTGGGTACGTCTAGGGGTTAACGTTCGAGCAACGAGATCGTGCGTAGGTGACGGTCCACAATCGTTGGTATGTCATTGTAGCCACCCGCTAAGCAAGTCACTGTCGGGATATCAAGTCCACGCACAACAAGCACCCTCTGAATGAGTTCCTTCTCGCTCACAGATCCACAGTCATCAAAGGCAGCGTCCTGGCCATCGTTGAAGATGATGAGGTCAACGCCCGTTGTGTCGATGGCGGCAATTTCTTTTGGCGTTCTGGCGTGATGATAATCAATCAGTGAGTGAAGCTTGCGCTTGTTTACGATTTGAATGATGCCATCACCCTCGTGTTGATCGGCGTCAATAATCAGCACGCGAGTTGCGCCCGATAGGATCGCCGCGATCACGATGTTGTTGATGGTGCAGTAACCATTGGCCTTGTCTTCACGTGCGTGATGCGCACCGCTCGTTAGGGCGAAGGTGTTGACCTTATGTTCAAACGCATACTTCGCGGCCGCCACGGTGCACCCTGTGGCTCTACGGGCCTGCTTTAGGATGTTGTAGTCGTAGTTTCCAAAGCCGTTGGTTGTTTTTTTATTATCAAGATCGTCGAGATACTTTGCGGTGTGAGCGAGCTGATAGTCTGCACGCGTTAAGGGTGCAGGCTCAAGCAACGTTACGCCCTCACGCTTACTCAAGACGTTATGAATTATCTTCGCCTTGCGTAGCGTTGGGTAAGCGTCCTGATAGCCCTCGACGTCTAAGTCCTTGTGGTAGCTGTAAATGATTGGCATAGTTCCCCTTGGTGTTTAAATTTTAACTTGTCAATCTTAGCAATTAGGTCTACTAGTACTTGTCTTGTTTGATCAAACAGTGGTTTAGATTCAATATCTAAAATCTGTTCATTCTGTTCATTCATTAGCTCATTAAGTTCAATCTTTGTATCTAAGATTTCTTTTAGTTTCGTGTTCATAGTTATTGCAATTGTATTATCTTCGTCGTCGTCGTCACATAAAACATCATCAAAGATTGGTAAAAAATCCTCACCAAATTCATCAATATAAGTTTTTATTAAAATGTCACCGTTTTCTAATTGCAAGCCCACGTATCCCATATTAAATATATGATTTGCCATAATGTGTCTCCTTAGTGAGTTGATGTGCGATTATTTATTTTAAGTTTATTTATTTCATACGACCATCTTCCCCAGACAATATGAGTTACTGTTTTGTCATGGGGGGTTTTAAATTTAATTTTTCGGTTAGCTGCGTTTGTGGTTTTTATTTTAAATTTAATGTATTCGGCTTTTTTAAAGAAGTGATGTATTTTTTCATACGTTTCGTTTAACTCATTGAGCAACGCTGGTGGAATTTTTAAATCAATCTCGTATGCGTATAAAAACGATTCAACGTTATCAAAACCTTGTTCTCTTGAAATTTCAATAACCTTCTTTTCATCTTTTCTTTCACTCATTTTGTTCTCCTTAGTGAACTACTGGTGGGGTGATGTAGCCTTCTTCGATCAGTTGGTTTGCGGTGCGACCGTACCAACCCTGAAGTTTCCAGCATAGCCTGGTGTCGAGCAGGTACTGCCAGGCAGAGATGATAGTCTCCTGGTCATGTTCTTCACCATCGAAGCCCTCCACGCACGCAGAGGCATCGTATGGCGTCCAAGTTGTTTGTGTTGATGTTGTCATATCAGTTCTCCTAAATAATCAGTTCTGTTAAGTTTGTTGGGGTTATTAGCTTCTTAAACGATTCTTTGTCCTCTGGCCACTGTGCTGCCAGTTCGAACGCGTCACGTTCTTCCTGTGACTTGAACTTGTAGACGACGACCGTCTCTGTTTTAGTTTCTTCGTTCATGTTAGTTTCTCCCTTGTGAGTTAACTTCTTGTTTTCTTAGTTCAAAGGCCGGGCACCATCCGCCAGCCGCGCTGCGTGTGTCTGTAAAGTAAAGTGTGTACTCTGGCTCACCTTCAATTGACAGTGAGCTTGAGCGAATGCCTTTTTTAATTAGATTAAGTTTACGCAAGGCGCTGATAAGTTTCTTGTTGTCTGATAGTGAGTCGTCACTAAGCACGATGTCTTTCTCAGCCACCCAGGCGTCGTTAACCTCAAAGCCGTCCTTCTTGTTGCCCCAGACGTCGTAAACAATCAATGAATAATAATTTGTCATGTCGTTCCCCTTATCTTGATGTTACTTTTAAAGTGATCACGGCTGATGTTTTTGTGTACTTAGCGATGATCTCAGCTGGTACGTCAGCGGCGATGAAGACTGCCTTGTTGTCGACTGTTTTTCTTTCTGAGAGCGTAACGCAACCCTTGTACAAGTCACCCTCGATGGTGCCTTCGTTTGCTTTGAGTTCGTTCTTGATAATCTCAGCCTGTGCCTCAAGGTCAGCGATCTGCGCTAACAAGACACCTAGTTGATCGATTGGATGTTGAAGCTGTAGCGGCGCTACAAGTGATACTTGAATTTTAGCTGAATTTGTCATTTTATTTCTCCTTTTAACTTTTTATTGTGTTGCCCTACCACAGAAACTATTATACAGAGTGTTGAGAGAAACGCAACACTTATTTTCAATTATTTTCAATTATTTTTAAGAATGATGATATTGCTTGGTTTCAAGGCTAATTTAATTTAAAATAAATAAAAGTATTGAGATAAACGCAATAAAGGTTTAGAGTGATAACATTAAACGTTACCGTATTTAAAAATATTATGCCAATAATTGAGCACACGTGGTTAACACAAAAGGAGCCCGCATATAATGTGCTCTCTTATTTTAAGAGCAACAGAAAGCTCGCAAAACGGCTAGGAGTCAGCGCCAGCACGGTTACTCGCTGGACGTACCCTCGCATCATGGGGGGCACGGATGGACACATTCCACAGAAGTACTGGCTTCAAATTATGCACATCGCGAAGGTGGAGGGGTTGTCACTTACGATTGAGCATTTGTCTGGGCTAAAGTATGACAACTGATGTGACAGAGATTACAAACACGGGCCGTGGTAGGAAACCTGGTAAGACATCTATCAGGAGTAAGAGCACCAGCATCCTAGCATCTGACGCGTTAACACGGGTCTCCATTAGAGCCAGAACACTTACCGCGCAGCAAGAGATATTCTGTATGAATGTCGCGAAGGGTAAGACGCTGGCTGACTCATATCGAGCTGCCTACTCACCAAAGAATAACTCAAAGACCGTTTATGCTGCAGCGGGCAGGCTTATTAAAACAGAGCGGGTGGCGAGAAGGATCGCCGAGCTTCGGGCGTTACAGATTAAAAAAGTAGAGATCACGCTTGAGGAGCACATTAACCGCTTGGGTGAACTAAGTAACCAGGCAGCAGCAAAAGATCAGTACTCTGCAGCCATCAACGGTGAGATGCTACGAGGCAAGGTCAGCGGCCTGTACGTTGATAAGGTTGAGACTAAGAACATCAACCTGAACGGCTCACTCGCTAATGAGATCAAGCTCAGCCGTCTCACTGATGATGAGCTCGCTGAGTACATCAGACTGACAGCGAAGGCGTCGGATGATAGCCTGGATGACCTGAAGGTAGTGACTGATGCTTGATGAGTCAAGCTTAATAATACTCAGTGGGGCAAACTTAGGCGCAAGTAACGTGATGTCACTGCGTGAGCTGCAGCTTGATCATGACAGACGTCGAGCTGAGAAGTCACTCAGTGAGTTCACTAAGATGGCCTGGCACGTGATCGAACCCGGCACGCCGTACATAGGCAACTGGCACCTTGATGTCATCTCCGAGCACCTTGAGGCTGTCACACGTGGCGAGATACGCAACCTACTGATCAACGTCCCACCTCGTCACATGAAGTCGATACAGGTCGCGGTGATGTGGCCCGTGTGGGTGTGGATGACGCGGCCACAGTTCAGGTGGTTGTTTGCGTCTTACGCAGGATCACTGTCGGTGCGTGACTCACTCAAGTGTAGACGGCTCATCGAGTCACCATGGTTTCAAGCACGCTGGGGCCATCGGTTCGCGCTGACGGGTGACCAGAACGCGAAAACGTTCTTTGAGAACGACAAGTCAGGCTACCGATTCGCGACCTCAGTGGGCGCCAGCACCACGGGCCATGGCGGCGACATCCTGGTGGTCGATGACCCGCACAACTCAATGGAGGCTCAGTCCGACACCATGCGTGAGACTACGCTAGAGTGGTGGGATCAGGCCATGAGTACGCGCCTCAACAATCCTAAGACTGGCTGCAAGGTGATCGTGATGCAACGCCTACACGAGAACGACCTCTCTGGCCACGTGCTCAGGCAAGGCGGTTGGGATCATCTGTGCCTGCCCGCTGAGTTCGAGAAGGGCCGACGCAGCAAGACCACGCTAGGTAACTACGATCCGCGCACCGAGGACGGTGAGCTACTGTGGAAGGGTCGCTTCGGATTGAAGGAGATCGACGAGCTCAAGACGCAGCTAGGCGAGTACGGAACATCGGGGCAGCTGCAGCAACGGCCATCACCAGCCGCGGGTGGTATCATCAAGCGTGACTGGTTTAGATTGTTGTCCGCCAATGACCCGTTACCCAAGCTCATGTTCGTCGTTCAGTCTTACGACACGGCCTTCACTGAGAAGACACAGAACGACCCGACAGCGTGCAGCACCTGGGGCGTCTTCAATCACGCTAACGGTAAGTCAGTCGTGCTGCTTGACTGCTGGAAGGAGCACCTCAGCTACCCTGATCTGCGCAAGAAGATGGGCGAAGAGTACAAGTCTAAGTACGGCGACAAGGACAAGACAGTCGACGTCGTGCTGATCGAGGAGAAGGGATCAGGGATCAGCCTCATGCAGGACTTGAGACGTAGCGGCGTGCCGTGTCATCCGTACAACCCAGGGCGAGCAGATAAGATCACACGTGTTCACGCGGTGGCGCCGTTGCTTGAGTCTGGCCTGGTGTACCTGCCTGAGTCTAAGAAGAACCCAGGCCGGGCGCCATCGTGGACCGACGCGATGATGCACGAGCTGATGATATTCCCTAATGGCGAGCACGACGACATGGTCGACAGCATGACGCAGTGCCTGATCTACCTACGCGACACGCGCATGCTGAGCATCGACAGTAACCAGGACACGAACGACTACGTTCCACCGAAGGAAAGAAGCAATCCGTACGCTGCGTAGTTGCATCTTTGTGAATAGTGTTTTACAATCGCGTAAAGTAACTCCTTTTTAGGGAATGCTATGCCAAATCCAGTGGGTGCCCTCACCAAGATCAAGAAGATGTTCTCCCCACTGGAGAAGGCCGTCGTCGCTCACAAGCTTGAGAGTATGCCGAGCGCACAGTGGCAAGCGTACATTAAGGCTAACGCACCCAAGGCAGCGAAGAAAGAGGCACTAGCGGTCAAGCTAGACGAGCTACTCGCAAGACAACCCAAGGTTACCAAGGCTGAGATCGTTCAGCACATCAAAGACAACTCCCCCAAGATCAAGACTAAGCTCCTCAAGAACGATCCCTACTTCGCTGGTGACGTCGATAATCACATGAACATTGAGCCTGACGGTATGGGTGGCTACAACTACCTGGACGCTGATGGTCAAGTTGAGTACAACGCTCGCAACGCACACGACATGGCGGGCTACCTAAACTCAACAGAGGGCGCCAAGTACGGTGAGCACACGCTACCTGGTGGTCAGAACTACCAAGAGATGTTACTCAGCCTACCTCGCAACCAGAGCCAGGCGATCATACGAAATCAGAAGGTCTACGAGATCAAGGACGCTAATGGGCAGTTACTTGCCACGGGTCAGCTGCCGATGTCACCACGCACGCTTCAGAAGGTTAACAACAACCCTGACTGGGTGGTGCGTGAGTTCGAGCAACCTAACCCAAATGACCTACGCCGCGACCCCGCTAACTTTCAGTCTGGTCACTACGATGACCCTAATATCCTAGCACACATACGCATGAACGATCGCCCCACGGCTGAGGGTAAGCGAGCACTGTTCCTAGAGGAGCTGCAGTCTGACTGGGCGCAAAAGGGTAGGAAGGAAGGCTTCTTAACTCCTGACTTGCATGTAGAGCGTCGCGCTGAGATTAAGGCTGAGATGGATGCGCTGGCTAACGAGGCCACTGCGATGCGTGAGCGTGGAGAGAGTCCCGTTGATATCCATCAACGCATGCGCCAACTAGATGACGCGTTGCGCGATATCCCTACACCGAAGGGCGTACCTCGCGCCCCGTACGTTGAGGACACGGGTGACTGGACTGGCTTAAGCTTGAAAAAAGCCATCGAGCGCGCGGTTGAGCAGGGGCACGACAGTATCGCCTGGACAACGGGTGCGCAGCAGGCTGATCGTTACAACCTAGCTAAACAGATTGATAGCATCCACCATAACGTCAACCCGGACGGCACCTACAGCTTCTCTGCGATCAAGAACGGACAAGAAGTTATTTCAAAAGAAAACCTAACACCTGATGAGCTTGCAGATCACTTGGGCAAGGACGTCGCGGGGAAGATTGTCAAGGGTGAGGGTGGCTCATCCCCATCAGGTACCAGTGTTGGTTGGCAACCAGAGTCGTCGATATATGGTGAGATCGATGACGTTGCGCCAGAGTATAAAACCTTGTCTGGACTAGACTTAGAGGTCGGCGGTGAAGGCATGAAGGGTTACTACGATCAGATCGTACCTCAGACCGCTAACGACATACTGAAGTCAATGGGTGTAACGGAGCGCGTTAAGCCTATTGGTGTGCAGCTTGGTAATAACGTGTCTGAGCAGATGGGCTTTCAGATCACGCCGGAGATACGCGACTACGTGTTGAACCAAGGCCTACCTGCGTTCGCCGAGGGAGGAGCAGTTCACATGGACGAGGGCGGATTGTGGGAAGGATACGGCGCACCGCTAGAAAGAAATACTCAAAAAAGACAGTCGGCTTACTACCCACAGCAAGAGCAATCTGTTCGTGTAACCCCATCAGGCGTTTACAGAAAAAGCGCTGACGGTGATGTAGACATTAGCGAGTACACAATGGGTGCAGACATTGACATCCTAAACAAGTACGGCTTCGGTGTTACCAAGCAAGGTCAAGTGGTTAAGTTGCCTGAGCGCAGCTACACCTTCGACGACGGATACACCGAGACACAACCAGCCCGTAAGATTAAGCATTCGGACATCAGCGAGCTACGCGCCAGGTACACAACCGACGATGGCGTGCAGTACGGCGTTGTCCGTCAGCCACTAGCGAAGGGTTGGTCTGGTTACCGTAGTGATCCACGCAGCCAATCAAGCATTGGTGTTAACGTGTCGCCCTACTACAAGGGAATCAACTACACCAAGAACTTCGCAGAGGGCGGAGCGGTTGATGCTGATAGTGTTGACTACGATGAACTGTACGAGTTTAAAAAAGATCAGCCTGCATTTGCGCACGGCGGTGAAGTAGATTACGATGCAATGTACGAGTTTAGATAACGGAGCAGTAAATGGCTAAAGACATGATGGAAGACGAAGAAGATCCTAAGGGCGAGATGGTTGAGCTTGAAGAGGAAGACACTGGCGTCCGTGATACAGAAGACGGTGGCGCGAT